ACGAAGATCTATTCGTGATATACGAGTTGAATTTTTCTATATGAGTCACGGTCGTCTCATTCCCTATGATTTTAGAAATCAGGAACACGTACTTAAACTTGAAATTACAGGATCTATTGACAAACTCGAAAGTTTACCTAAAGTTGATCGAAAAACGGAGTTACCGCCACCAATAAGTATTCCCGAACTGGAGAATCCTTATAGATGGAAAGAGTATGCTTCCATAGGTTTGATTGTCTTTATAGGTATCATCGCTCTGATGCTTACGAAACGGAAACCGCTTACGCCCGCGTAACCGCGTAGACCGGCTGGAGCGGCTTGCGAACACGAGACGACATCTGCGACATGACCAAGTAGACGGTCACGGACAAGAGCGTCGTGAACAAGGCGGTGAGCGTGTAATGCATGCCACCGTTGCGCTGAACCTTAACGATTTGGTTAATCAAAAATCGAACCAAGTCCATCCACGCGAGCGCGGCCGCGAAGGAGAAACCCGCAACGACAGCGTTGAGGGACTGAGACTCGAGTTCCTGGGTGACCAAGTTGACAGCGTCGATCGCCTGCTTCATTGTATAATATAATATACAAACAGAAATTATTCCGGAAGCAGATCTTCTTCGAGTGCGATTTTTTTGTATTGCACTTTTTTGTATCCTTTCGTCCTGGACGTTTCACTGTCACTGTCCGAATCCGAATCGGAGTCAGATGCACTATCGTCATCTATGAGTTTAAATTCATTCGCTGACCATCCCTCCACAGTGCTCATTACTATTAATGGCATTTTTTAAGAGCTCTTCTACCGGGCTTTGTGGTTTCCACGAGTCCCACGCGTCGTACGCGTCGTTTATTTCCTTGAATGCTGGATCGTCTCCTGAGTAGCGAACAAATTCAACGCTTTCATCGTCGATAATATCGAGGTCATCGACGTCCATGTCTTCGTCGGTATTGTCGTATATTTCTGGGAAGAAACTTCCAATATGTTGACCAACTGTACGCATGGCACAATATTTTGCGGCATATTCGAAATCTTTACTGACGACCGCGTCACGGCCACACGCTTTAGCGTATTCACACGAAAGTATGATGGCTCGTTCGACCACTGGTGTCACAATATCTATGAGAGTTTTCAAATGACTTTCATACATATCGTTACCTGTATCACTCAGATCGAAACCGGTCTTCATTTATTAGTTATGTTCAAAAATAGTTTGTGCAATTCCATCCATTATCCGAAGAACGTTGTAACTTAGGGCATATACTCTTAAATCACGGTCATGTGTATCGTTTGGTGTGAGGTTCATCTTAAGTGTTTGATTCTTTACGAGCGTGAAGTTCTTCTGGCCTGTGGGATATGGTTTTTCTGGTTCAAATCCAAAGTTGTACGAATAAAAACGTCGAATGAGAGGTGTTTTCGAGTGGTGAATACCGGGTTGAAGCGCCTTGAGAAACATAAACTTCCCAGTTTCACCTGCAATGATTTGTTCGTCGTCGAGACGTAAATCAAGTGACACGAGGTTTTCGTAAAAGAAGAGTCGATTATCGACGGCGATATATATGTTATCATAATCAAACGGCGTCACGAAATCACTGAATTTTCGATTATTTTCACGTTGGAACACGAAAAAGAGTTCTTTCACTGGATTCACGAATGCCAGATTTACCGTGTTATCACGAACTCCTTTTGGAATTTTGAATGCATTCTCCTGAATCTGTGTGATGACAAAATCGCGACGTGTGTGTTGAATTTTAAGTCTTTCCGCACTTTCAAGAAATATGAGTTCAAGGTTCATGTTAAACTTTTTGATTCTGTTTTCGAGGTAAGAACGTTTCAATTGATCATAGACACGCACGTGACCAGCGCTCGTACCAGTTCCGTCATTTGATTTTGCACCCGCGGCGACACGTGATCCGTCACCCGAAATAGCCACCGACCAACCAAGTTCGTCTCCAAGCGCTTCGGCATCGAGATCTTTACCCACCCGTTCCCAGCCACTCACACCGTAACTATAGACACGCACATGTCCAGCATCCGTACCGGTTCCGTCATTCAAGTTTGCACCCACAACAAGAACGCTCCCATCATCCGAGAGTGCGACAGAAGTACCACTTTGGTCACCCAACGCTTCACCGTCGACATCCGACCCAAGTTGTGTCCATCCATTCGTCGTCGAATATTCAAAAACGCGTACATGTCCGGTCGAAGACGTGTTTCTCGGGGCACCAACGGCGAGTCTGTGTCCATCCCTCGAAAACTTAATCGAAAATCCAAATTCGTCGCCAGGATTTTCACTGTTTATGTATTCACCGAGCGGAAGCCATTGTTGTGTCGTAGAGTTATAGTAGACGGTTCGAACATAACTCGTACCATCTGGGTTGTTCGCACCACCCGCGACGCGTGTGCCATCACCCGAAATGGAAACACTGTATCCAAGTGCATCGCCAGTCGCCTGTCCAAATTCCATATGTTTTTGGTTCCAAGCACCTTCTTCGTATACATACACGTAGTAGACACCTTGCGATGTCGAGTACCCGCGTCCACCGATGACAATCGTGTTTCCGTCATTTGATAATTGAAGCGCGCTTCCAAAGTTTAGGTTTTGAGTCGTCTGGTGCGTGATTGGGTTTATTTCTTCTCCACTCCCCCACGTAGTTCCATTCCACCTATAAATCTTTACTTGTCCGTTATTTGAAATAGCATTATAGTTGTGATCGGGTGCACCCACCGCGAGTATGGTACCATCGGCTGAGAGAGAAACAGCTTGACCAAAGAAATCATTTGCCACGGCACCATCTATGTCTGTGCCCATTTGTGTCCATGTCTGATTCACAAGTCTGTATACACGTACATGACCAGAATCATTCGGGGTGGCGTCGTTATTCGGTGCACCGATCGCCATGATTGATCCATCTTTCGACATGGCAACAGAAAAGCCAGATTCATCACCAGTCGCCTCACCATCGATATCAATACCAATCTGAAGATAGTTGCCAACTTCATATCCAATACCAGCGGTCGTGTGTGGTGCGTACGACGTCACGTTATTTACGGATATGGTCGTATTATCAATAACCACGTCTTCAATGTTCCTGAATTTTATTTCAATTTCTACTTCTTGTTTGTCAATCGCACACAGTGGTATCGCGAGTTCTGGGTTCTTATAAAAGTAGAATGGAACATCAACAAAGTATTTTTGTGTCGATGTGGCTGGTCCAAGATATCCAATGATCGATGGATCGGCCACGCGCACGGAAGACTGTCTATTTGGATACTTTCCAATAAGTTTAGATAATGCCGTTTGGTTTGTTTGTGTACAGTTTTGTTCAGAGTAAATTTGAAGATAGTCACTCGGAATGCGTTGTATGACTTTATTACCTATGATGAGATCCACATATTCAATCATGGCGTGTGCGATTGATTCTATGTAACCAATACCACTACTCGACGCGTTCGGAATGGCTTCAAGTTCAATCTCAAAGCTTACTGTTTTTAACAAGTCTCCCACATTTACCGGAATTCGACTACGAAGGAGAGTACCAAATTCCGGAACACCATCAAAGTCGAGTTTCGTGAACGTTTTCGCGAAATTTGTATGCCTGGAAAATCGTTTCGTAAAATACGTAAACTGTGGTTCAACTGTAAAAAACCTGTCCTGTGGACCGGTTGTCTCGAGCTGAAGTCTACCAGCCATTACTACTATAAAGGGTTAAAATTTTAAACCAGCTAACCCACTTTGAATGCGCAATACATTATAGTTTTTTGCGTATACACGAACCGTATTCGTGCCATTCGTGGTGGAATCGAGTTTTATTGTGAATAGTTTGTGATACACGCGACTCATATTCACCTGACCTGTTGGATATTCGACCTGGGGTCGTTCGGCAAACGAATACACACCGAAGATTGGATTTACTGCCGTAACACCGAGCACCGTTGATGAATTCGTGTGGTGTGCGAATGGTTGTTGGTACGTGATAAACTTGTGATCCGCGTTGAAGACTTGATTGTCATTAAACTTGAGTTCAACATTGTCAATCTTTTCAAAATTCAAAGGGAGGTTATTGCTGGTGTAGTAATCGTTTTGAGCGACAAAGTACATTTCCTTGACTGGATGTTGAAATTTGAGCATGACTGACTTCGTGTCTAATCCATAGGGCATCGTAAATTGCGACATTTGTAGTTGCGTAATCACATATTCAAGTGGACGAGTCAGCAAATAGTTCTTTTCATCATTTCCAATGAAAACAAATTCCGTATCCATGGATATATTCTTTATGGCCGCCGTGACGTTCGTGGGGACGATATTGTTTTTGGTATCACGAACAATCTTATTGAGCGGTCGTAACTTGACACGGACTTCAACCAGTTGTTTAGTCAGTGCACACACGGGAATAGAAAGATTTGGAAATCTATAGAAGAAGAAAGGTAAATCAATGAAATACGTATAGTCACCTCGGTATCCAAGATAGTTTCCGTGACCGTTCAAAAAATAGAGCGACTGTGCAACGTCGTCA